TAGAATATCCGAGAGGTGCGCCTGAGCTATCCGAGGGTGTGTTTAATACAGGAGGCCCTGCGCGCTGTTCATCTCTACCTTTTGGGTGTCCGGAGGGTAGGGGTAAAACCCTATCTCTCTGAGGAACGCCATCTTCGTACTCAGCACGAGTAGGAGCAGGCTTAGACTTGTCGTCCTGTACCCCATCTTGGCGGTTCTTAGAAACCCAAGTCTGTACGCCTGCCAAGTCTTGTAGGGGCTGGACACCAGCATTAACATTTCTCATGTCCTATAGACCCCCCTTAGATAGACGGCTATTACCTTCTCTTAAAGGCAGAGAAACCAGAAGGGCTAGAACGAGGGGGATTAGCGTGCGCCTCGTACTCATCAAGCTCTAAATAGAAATCCGTAGTGGGGTCGTAATATCTCCCTGTCCTTACATCATAATATAAGACCTTCCCTGAGCGCATAAGGAATGGTCCTTCCAATCCTCTACGAGGACCCCACTCATGCCCCTGAGAGTCTGTCACGCTATGAGAGGAGCTATCCTTATAGATAGAGGCGCTAGGGGTGGGGTTATACTTAGCTGCCATATCAACTAGCTCGCGGTCACTATGAGGGAGCCTCTGACGATAGAAGTCTGAACCCATAGTGATAAGGGCGTAGTTAGTCCTATCTAGGTATCTCTCTAGGTTGTCCACAGACTTAGGAATAGCTAGAAATGTATCCCCACAAAGCCGATAGATTTCCTCTTTCGCAGGAGATGCCTCAATAGCTGTTACGAGCTGATTAACATACGCCCTAATGCGGTGCGCCTCTACTCGTGAGGCGGTTACGCCTTCTGTAAGAATAGACCAACTTGCTTGGCTAGAGGACTGCTTGTGCCTGCTCATTTCTCTCTCCTTCTCATATAGAAGGAGAAAGAGTATAAACAAGCTAGTTAAACACCGAGAGACTTCTTAATGCCGTTCACAACGCCCTGTGTCTCGACCGCGTAAATCTCCTCAAGCACCTCAGGGTGGTCAGCAAAACGCTCCACCGCAGAGGCAACGCGCTTGCGCCAATGCACGCTCATATCCCAATCAACACCGCTCGCGAGAGTTGCAACTTTCTCAGAAGGAGTACCAGTAATCAGCGCCCCTTGCTGTGAGGTAGCAACTCCATCAATCGCTGCGAGAATTTCTGCGTTCTCTTGCTCTTGAGTCTGAGCAGGCTCATCATCGAACTCAAAGTCCGCCTCATCGCTCACATCGCTCTCGGCAGGAGCATCGAACTGAGCCTCGTCTGCGAGAATATCCTCTAGGTCTGCGTCAGTCAAAGGCTTAGACTTAACCTTAGAAATGACCACCGCGTCCTCGTTCTCCTGTGAGGGTGCTTGCTCGCGCACGACAGGCATAGCCCTCTTCGTCACCGCACCATCACGAGTGATACTCTCAAGGCGAGCAATTTCTGCGCTCGCCTGAGTCCCCTCAGTAATCACAGTCTTTTGACGGCTCGCCGTCTTAATCTTTACCTCGGAGACAGCCGTAGCCCCTTGCGACTCAGCGATACCATCGCCATAGCTAGTGGCACCAGAAACCTTCGCTCCGCTCTTAGTCTCAACATTCGCAACAGGACGAATATCCTCGTCTTGTGACTCAACAACCACCGCGAACTTCTTACGAGGGGCTTCCTCGACCGCCTCCTTGATAGAGGCGACACTTCGCTCCTCGTCATAAATCTTATCCACCGCCATATCCTTCTTCGCAGGCGCGCGCGCAGGTGCCTCCGCGACAGGCTCTGCGGGCAAAGCCGAGGCAGGCTCCACAAAACTCAGCCAGCCACGCTTCACGCCTGCCTTGAGTTCGGGCATAGAAATTTCCTGACCGCCAACCTTGATGTTGGTGCCATCAAACTCCACAATGTCGCCCTTACTCAGATTACGCTCAAGCCTACCAAGATGAATGCTAGTAGTGGCTACGAGAGTCTGGTACTTTCCTCTAACGAAATTATTCTCAGCGGTCATTGTCGCTCCTTAGTCAAGATTGTTGTGTTTTACCATAGAAATCAAAGGTCAGACAAGAAATCTGAAAACCCGCCACCTGTCTTCAAGAAAAGAAGTAGGTCTTTTTCAGAGATAGACCCCGTACTCATGTCTTTTTCTTTTGAGTCTTCTTCTTCCTCGGAGTCCCCTAGCTCATCAGCGTCCTCTAGCTCACTACCCTCATCAAGTTCCTCACTCTCTAGGGGTTCATTGGGGGCTTCTTTAGCGGGAGCTTTGTCTATCTCTTCCGTTGGGATTTCCTCTAACTCAGACTCGTCTTGGACTTGTAGCTTATCCGCCATTTCCTCAATGTCGCTATCGGGCTTAGACTTGAAGTACTCAATCGCTTTAGAGACCATCTCAGGAGACTTCTTGATTAAGCCCTCTTGAGCTTTAAGGGTGACATATCTTTCCGCTAACTCTCGCCTCAAGTTAAGAAGGGCGTGTCCTGTAAGGGGGTTATCCTCTTGCTCGTCGAGGTCGCCACTCGCTTGCTTATAGATAGAATAGCGTATGAGGTCATAGAAAACCCTATTCTCCGACCCTAGTTTAAGACCGAACAATTTCTTTGCGAAAGTTTTAACCGTCCCTGCGTCTGCTTCCATCAAGTGGTGGAACAACGAGGTCTGTTTTTGCCCCTGAGCAATCAGTAGGGAAATAGACTCTAAGGATTGAATGAAGGTATCCCCCTGCGAGACTTCACCTGGGTCATCGCTCCCCTCTCGCTTGTAGGTCTCTTTGAGGTTATCAATAATAGCTCTTAAAGGGGAGGTATCACCCCCTTGAGCCATTAGTGCCGCTTCAGAGTAGCCATTAAGGGAGTTTAGTATCTGCTGGTGCCCCTCGCGCCTATATTTCACATAGACACCTTGTGCCTCCTGTAGTAGCCCACCGATTATCTCGGCTCTTTGGCTATGGTCTACTTTGACTTTAGACTCAACAACCACAGGCCCACGCTTCGTGGTTTTAACTACCTCATCCACCCCCCAAAGCTCGTATTGTTTGGACAACCTTCCGCTCAAATCCTCAACCTCGTCGCGGTACCTCTGATTGACTTCCGCAGGGGTTATACCAGACAACAAAACCGCTTCAGCAACGCGACTTACACCCCCAAGGATAGCAGTCGAGACACCGACTACTTTACCTCTAGTCTTATCGTAGTCCTTCTGTTCTTGAGGGGAGAGCTTTGCGTACTCTTCTTTGCTTATCCCTCTTAATACCCCCGTAAGATATTCGGAACCTGCTTGGAAGGGCAATAAAAGGGCTTTTCCTATGCTATCTTGCGCCCAGTCTCCTAAGTTTAGCTCTTGTCTTACAGTCATGTACAAAGACTCAGCTACAACGCGAGCCATCAAAACCGCCACTGCTGCTTTTGCCCCTCCTGCTGCAAGAGCGCCCTTCCCTAAGGCGGTAACGGCAAGACTATTAGCGGCTTGCTCTGCGAATATCTGAGTAATACCCTCGGCAGCTTGAGCCATTTCCCCGACGGCAATCCCTTCAACAAGAGCCATCATATCAGTCTTATAAGTACCGGTAAGCGCATCTAGCTCTTTTAGGCGCTTGTCTATTTCTTGCTGATTGTCTTGGTACTCACGAGACTCAGGCCCCCAACCCCTGTCTATAAGTTCTTTTTTCTTAAGTTCAAATTCTTGAAGCCCCCTTGCGAGCTTCGCCATAGAGGCGGTAGCACCGCTAATCTTAGCCGCCGCTTTGCGTAGGTCTGCGATTTTCTCGTCCGCAACCCAAAGGGTGTTATCGGCTAGTCGCTTCCATCTCGTTGACCTATCCGTAAAAGACCCATAATGAAAAGAGTCTCTTACGGTGTCCATAAACTCCTCCGCCTTCTCCTCGTCCTCTTTAAGATTAGTGGACTTCAATAACCCTCGTAGTTGCTTCACTACCTCTTTATTTCTAGCCTTTCTCTCCGCGATAGTCTTTTGCCCCGCTTGGGTGCGCGCACCTTGCCCCTCGCGCTCTTGTGCCTCCGCCTCCGCCTCCTCTAAATCCATGTCGGCGGAGTAGGCTTTATACTCCGCAGAAAGTTCCTTGATTGCCCACTCCCTCTCTTTCTGAGGAACCCCTTCATCCTTAGCCTTCCCTATGAGAGTCGTAAGGGAGTTCATTTGCCCTGTCACAGGGTTCTCCCAGGACTCCGTAGAGTAGTTCTCTTCCAGATAGCCCAAGAAATCCGGGTCTAAGAGATAAGAAGGAGTCTTGCCCTTCTCTTTCTTCTCCTCTTTCCTCCGTTGCTTCTCTAGCTCTCTTTTCTCCTTGTCCCTACCCTCTTTTAGAAATGGAGAGGTCTTAGAGTACTTAGCGATAAGTGGGAGTAGGGTAGCGCGATATTCGGGTCGCTCATAACACAGCCTGATACAAGCACTTAGTAAATCCATTTCTACACCTACTCGTTTCTTATATTAGCGATAAGAACGCTTAGAGGAAGCCTTCTTATCGAGGGCAGTCTCTAGGCTAGTAATCGTGTCTAGCAACGAGGAAGTACGCTCCCCTAAGTCCGACTCTAAGTTCTCAATAACCTCTAATAGAGAAGCATTACGCCGACCCACAAGACCTACCGAGGCTCTCAACAAGCGCGCAGTACGGAGATGACGAAATGCCTCTGGGTCGTAAGAGATTTCCTTAGCTTGAGAAATAAACAACTCAGGGTCAAAAGTTAAACGAGCTGGCTGAGTTAAGATTGCCTCCTCAAAGGTATCTGCAAGACCACCGCGTGTAATATAAGACAACACGACCGTAGGGTTAATATACGCCCCTACCGTAGTAGATACATCCTCATGGCTCAACGCCTTCTGCGCCTCTAAATAAGCATTGTTGATGACCTTCGCTATTTCTTTAGACGCGCGCTCTTTTAGGTCATCTGTCGCAGAAAGAACGAATAACTTGATTCTCTTAAGAAGGTCTTCTTGCTGCCTCCTTAAGGACTCAAAGACCGCGCGCGTTGCCCTTAGCTTACGGAAATCCGTTGGGTCCACCCCTTTGAGCCTCTTTGCGAAGTAGGTCTTTAGCATCTTGTCAGAAACACGAGTCCCATCCTTAAGAGTGAAAAGGAACCCAGGCACATCAAGCCCACTCGACTTCATCTGCGCCTTCATCACAAGTGCCTCTAACGCCTCTGATAAAAGCTCATCATCAAAGACCGCTGTGTTCATAGTGCCTGCCTTGCCAGGAAACTCTAAAATCCCTACCGCAGGCACATGGTCAAACCTCAAACTGAGCGCACCGAAAGTCTCCATGTACACTTTCTCGCCCGCATCATCTACTAGTATCTTGCCATCAGACTTAACCGCACTCGACCCCCCTGCGCTAGGGCGTATCCCTGTCTCCATGATAAGCGCGGTGATTGTCCCCAACATTGACATCTTAGCGTCCGTTGAGCGAATATCCGCTCGAACATTACTCACAAACTCATTGTAGTTCTCCACAATGAATTTCATACGCTGTATCTTATAACTTAAGTCCTTATTCTCGTTCCCATACAGGTCAGACACCTCCTCTACCTGCCCATAAGGGTCAAGGTCTATAACGATATTAGAGGGTAAATACTGCCTAATCATTTCAGGCAACCTCTCCTCGTTAAACACATGACTCTGAGACTCGGAAATAGCTGCCTCTTGGAACGCCTCCCCCGCGAGCGCAGAAATCTTCTCTGCGGTCGTGTCCAGCCCCCCCTTTAAGAGGCTCTCCCTTAACAAAGCTAACGCCGAGCTTTTACGCTTCAGGGTTGTCGCGGTATCCACATCATCAAACGATGAGAAATAAGTCTCTAAGAAAGACCCCACACGCCTAGAACCCTTTAGTAGCGCGTCTAGCTGTGTCTTTATCTCACGCTCGTCCCCCTCAGAACGCTCTAAGATTAAGTTAGCCTTAGGCGCTAACTCTACAATAAGGCGCGTCGCCTCACTCAAAGCGTCTTTAGCGTGGGATTGTGCAGTTGCTACTTTACGCATATTTTATCTCTTTCTAGCTTTAGGCTATAGCTAAGAAAGAGATAAAATATCTAGTAGAGCAACCTATTTCTTACGAACTAGACGGCACGAATCAAGGCACTCTTTGAGGGTCATACCCTCTTTACCTACAAGCCCCACAGCTAGGGCTACAACCTCGCTCGCCCCAACACCAGAGGGTACGGCATACGAAGCCTCTACCGCGCTTAGAATATCTTGAACCTCTGCCTCACCAAGGTCGGCAAGTGCGATAGTGGCTCCCCCAATCATTTCTGACTCGAAGTAGCTAGTGAAGCGCGCTCCACCGCTTAACACCGACACCCTTACATTTAAGGTATGCTTAATTTCTGTCAGGGTACAAGTGTCTAACAGAAATGTACCCACAGAGAAGGGCATGAAGTCTAATCTCATCTTATCTGTCCTTATCAAACTAGGTTTTGATAAGTAGATATATCATATTAAGACCTGACTTCGACCGAAGAAGCGCGCCCTAGTATTAAGGAATATAAAGCCCCCCGTTTAGGCGTACTCTTAGTTATCCAGTACCGTCTTACTATCGTAGTAGTTTATATACCTAATCGCACTAGGGTGAGCCTTAGAGTCTAAGTATAGGGTCTTGACTGCCCCACGAGCCAAAAGCTCATTTTGCTGAACCTCGTAGGCTTCTTTTGCCGACACCTCTAGTATTCTACCGTCCTCTAACCGAAATACCACATCCTTAGGAGCGAATTTCTTAGAAACACCCTTATAGCCCCTCACAGGCTCAATAAGGATAGGGAGGAGCCCTGTCCTACGCTGAGTACCACCGCCGGACAAGGACTTCTGAGCCTTCTGGAACATCTTAATAAGATTATGCTCGAACCCCTGTAGGAACTGAGCCATTTCGTCGCTAAACAGACCATACTTATCTTCAACACGGCTATATGCACCAGGCATATAGTTAGACCAAATATCCCACACGGAGTCCCCAGGTTCGGGGGTGAACCAAATGCCTTGGTCCCTCATACCCTTGACCTTTTCGAGGTACTCGCGACTCGCCTTCTCGTTCTTAAGTCTGTTCACATTTGTGTTCTTGCCCCCAAGCTCCACATACGCGGTAACTAGAGCCTGCAACTCATTTGCGTTCTTGGCACCCTCTTTAATAGTAGAGGCTTCCATCTCAAGGCGAGCAACTCTCATCTCTAAACTTCTTAACACTTCACCTGCGGTTCTAAACATATCATTTCTCCAGACATGAGGGGAGTTAAAGGATTTAACCCAAGCCCCATTCAGATAAGAAAACTATCAGCTAAAAGAGAGAGCCTCTCCCTGCCTTTAGGACAAGGAGAGGCTCTCTCTTTTAGCCTCTATTACCACCCCCCTCTACGCACCGAGAGGGGTGGTGATATAATCAGCTACCCTTAGCGAGTCACGCTCAGACGAGCAAGACCACGGGGGTTGAACGCACCGATGCCGAGGTTCTCGAACACCGAGAAACCGATGGTACGAGCCTTCGGATCGTCAGCGGAGAGAACAGTAAGCTCAGTACGAACGGGGATACGACCGAACATCTCAGGCTCGCAACAGACATACACCGTGCCGACAGGCACAAGACGGCTGGTGATAATCTGAGAACCCCACAGCGTAGCCTGTAGACCCGTCTTTAGAAGGGCTGCCTGGCTCTCGATGTCAAGAATATCGCGACCGAACTTTCTGATGTCGGCATAGTCGCGAGCGTTCATAAACACGCGAGCAACGCGGAGGTCGTGACGCTCAATCAGAGAGAAAGCGTCAGCAAGCACAGCGCCGTTAAGAGGAGCGATGACAGGAATATCAGCGTTGGTCTGTCCTGCAACAGAGTCAAAGCCGAGGTTCGCCACAGCGTCAAGGATAGCGAAGACGCGCTCGTCCTCCGCCGCCTGAATCTGAGCGCGAGCCAAGTCCTGTGCGCGCTCGATGAGGTCGAAGCGACGCTCCTTAATCTGAGTTAAGGGAATCTCAGGGTTCGAGGCAATCTCGAACAGAGGGAAAATCACGCGACGAGGCTTGGTGATGGCGAGAATGTTCTCGCCCTCCTCACCCACCACGAAAGCGGTCACATCGGGGTCCTTGTCATAAATGGGCAGAGCGCCATCAGGCAACTGCTCAACAAGGAAAGTCTTACGACCCACCGAGGTGTAGTCTCTACGGAGGCGCAGAGGCTGCGTCATCGAAGCCGCTAGCTTGCTACGACCCTGAGGAGTCTTGATGTAGTCAGAAATAATCTTCTGCTTAACTGCATTATCAACGGTAGCGTTAGTAGCCATGTTCTTATTCTCCTACCGCTTAGATGCGCTGGTCATACACAAGCTCGTCAGAGCTTGAGTCAGGAACAATGGTAAGAATAGCGATGGTAGTAACCTCGGCAGCACCATCAATATTGTGAGCAATGTCGTGGGCGTTATCCGCGTCCACAACATTGGTCAGATAGCCATTCAGAGAAGCCACAAGACGGTCACCCACGGTGTAGGTGAGGTCAGCCTCAGTATCAAGGTTCTGAGTCTCGTACAGCTTGTTGCCATAAGAGCCCTGAGCCGACACATAAGGACCACGGTTTGAGGCAATCCCAGGCTGGTTCGTGAAGGGTGTACCAACAGCGTTGTTGATAAACACG